GCGCAAAAATGGCATCTTTGTAAACATTCCCTTCTTTTCCGTCTTGCTGCATTCTAGTGAACGAAACAATTTGATAATGTTCTGAAAAAACATTTTTTAATGTTTGAAATGTTAATTCTGTAAGATTGATTTTTAGTGATTGCATTGGTTGGTTTTTTTTGGTTTTGAATATACCCGTTTGCGGGATGTTTTTATCTAATATTTGTGTTCTCCAGTCTTTCAATTTTAGAATGATTGTGCGTATTTCTTTAGTTGTGCGAATGTCTTAAACTCTACAGCCCAATTATTCTCGCTGCTTAGGTCGTTCACATTATCACTATCGTTAGCAGTCCACATACCGTTAACCGTTGCTTCTCCACCTCTTGCAATCCAAGTGCCTTGTGTATCTACTACTTTGTAAGTTCCGATTGCTAATTTTGTTACTTTCATAATGTCTGTGTTTGTTTGTTTGATGGTACAAATATAAAACTAAGTTTCATATAAACAAAGAAAAATAAAACTTTTTTTTATTTATTTCCATTTTTAAAGAACCAACCCCAGTTTCTATTGAACCAAATTTCTATTTTTTCAAGAACACTAATCGACCATTCAAGCCATTTCGAGCAATTATTTTTCCCTCTAAACGCAAAATGTTTAATTCTCTTTTTAATTCTTGTGAAGATAATTCTAGCTTTTGCATAAGAAATGGCAATGTTGTGCCGCTTTGATTCTTTGATTTTATTTGATTCTCGGTTATTGTTTGAATTAGATTCATTCATTGTAAAGTTTAAAAAACAAAATCTTCATTGATATATCTAGTTATTTCTTCAATTGCAGCATCAAACCCTTTTGCAATGACTGCGTAATAACCCCGCTTATTTAGCTTTTCAATCCATTCCTTTTGTTCTTTAGTTGGATATGATTTTCTATCTGCTTTCAATTCAATGAACATTCCGTGATGGCGTTTCGTTGGGTGCATAATTTGCAAATCGGGAAACCCTTTTACATATCCCGATGCCTTCATTTTTTTCGCAACGCTTAGACTGGTTCGCATTCCCCCCGCACTTGCACAATAAAGAATTTTTGGATAACTTAATTTCAGCCATTTAACAACTGCGATTTGAACCATTAATTCCCTTTGCGCCATTACAATTCTAGTTTTTCAGATAAATTTATTTTCTTCTGTTTTAATTCTTGCAAACTAAGTTTAATCATTTCAACTTCAAAATCTTTATCGTCACCCATCAAATCAATCAATGCCCTACTTGTTCGCCCGTTTGCTTTTTTATCCTTTGCCGATTGAATTTCTTTTTTCAAAGATTCAATTTTTGATTGGTCTTTAATCAACAAATCAAACTTTGTCAATTCTTTAAAAATCAAACCGCCAAAATTAGAAACTTCTAACATACCACCGTCGCAATAAGATTCAAATGGTTTGATTAAAGTTTTTATTAAAAAATTATTTCGCAAACGCTTTGCCTCTTCTTCCGAAACTTTTGATTCTTCATTTACAAATTGCGTGTTCTGAACTTTTTGTTTTGGTGCTGATTTGCCCCAATGGTCATTTCCAAACTTTCTGTTTTTTGAAACCTCAATTTTTGCCCAGTTAATGAAATGCGATTTGGTTTCTTTGATAGATTTAAAATTATCCTCTTTTAATTTTTGTTCATCAATAAATTGTTGCAATAACTTATTTGTGAAATGTGAGTTCAAAAGAAGATAACGTGAACAATGTTCTATCCACGAACTTTCATTTTTTAATTCATCCACTTGAATGCAAACTGCATTTCCAATTATGGTGTTCACCTCATTCTTTAATTTGGGGTTATCACTTAAAACCTCTAAATCTTTTTTTATATATTTTTTTTCTTTTTCAAGTGAATTATTAGATGTTTTATTATCTGTATTATTATGTTTTAAATTTTTTTGTACGCTGCCTTTAAGTTTTCTTATATGCTGCTCTTCAGAATTATTAAATGCTGCCTTTAAAATCCTTGTGCGCCCATCAAAAGAAATTTGCTCAATAAACCCAAGTTTTTTAAGTTTTGAAATGGATGTGGAAATGGTTGTTTTCGTAACGCCTAAAAATTCTGCGAAATAGTCATTCGATGCGAAACAACCCCTTTCGTTATCTAGGGAATTTATTTCTATAACTAAAATTTTATCTGTCCAACTTAAATCTTTATTTAAGTAAATTTCTTTCGGAATCCATATTCCCAAGAACTGGCGGTTTTCTTTGGTTTTCTTTTCTGACATTTTACGAAGTTAATTTAAAAATCTAAATCGTTAAATGAAATATTGCGTGTTTCGCTTTTTTGATTAGAATTTTGGTTTTGGTTTGTTGGTACAAATTGTGAAACCTCAACGTAATGACTAATCCCGTTTTCCGCTTTATTTTTGCGTTCTTTTATTTCTAAGGTAATTTTACCCTTATCGTCTGCCAAACTCTTTATTTGAGCCGCAAAATCGTTTGCATCTAAAATGTCGCATTTCAAAATTGAACCGCCATTGTCAAATTTTCTTTCTCTAACGAAAATTCCGTTTAGAAATATCTTTTCTTTTTCTGCCATTTTGTTTTTTTTAGTAGTTAATTAATTCGTCTAATTCTGTTAAGTTTAATTCTGTCATTCGCCCAATCGTTTTCAGTTGATTTAACCTAAACATTTGCGGGTTGTCGCAGTAACTTTTAATTGTTGGTTGTGACAGATTTAATTCTGTACCCAATTCACGTTTAGAAACACCGTGAAACCTTAGTGTTTTAATGAATTTATTTTCTTTTGATGCCATATTTTAAGTTTTTAATTTTATTTAAAAATGCCTCTTTTAAACATTTCTTTGTATTGCTCAAGGCAATCCCTATGAATTTGATTGTCTTTTAAATTGTAAGCTAATTTGTCAAGTTCTAATTTTGAAAGTTCATCAATGGAATCAAGCAATGCAGATTTTTGTTTTACTGAATTGTTTGACGTTTCAATTAAACTTTCTACATAACCCAAATATCCAAATGATGGTTTTTGAATTATTGCCTCATCTAAAATTTCATCAATCCAATCTGAATCATTTTTTTGCTCCATTGGATTTTTTCTTTTTAGTTGATTTTTTAGCTTTTTCTTTTTCTTCAACCTTTGCTTTAATTTTTGTTTTGATAGAATTAGTTTTTTTATCTATCTGTTCTTTTGCATAAAGCGATTGATAATATGGGTTTATTTCTTGGTTAGATTGAAATAGATTTTTAATTAACTTTTTTTCAAAAGAAGAAGTTTCAATATTCTTTTTTGACATTAATTTTAAACCCCTCACTAATCCATTGGCGTATGACACCGCTATGAAAAAGCAAAAGAAAATGAAACCGATAATTACTAACATAATTTTTAACATAAGATTTATTTTTTAATTTATTGTTTTTTAAAATCGTCACTTTCTACTTCGGAATAAACACCCAAAGAATAGAAGTTTGTTATTTGTAAAACCGCCCTAGCTTTTGAACGCTTTTCTGCCATCTCTAAATAATAGGTTGACTGGCAATTTTTAGGTTGTGCCGTTGCATAAGTTGGGATTCTAATTTTGCCATTCTCACCATCCATTGTTGCCGTGCATTTTACTGCGGCAAAATCACGTTCACACACCACAACTTCATAATCAAGTTGTATGTTATCCTTTGACATTATTTTTTCAATGCCCGTTCTTGTTACAATCACAAACCCGAATGATTTGTGTTTAAATATATCCTCAGCATTTAAGCCATAATGAAGAAACATTTCTTTCAGTCTGTCCCTATTTGTGTTTGTTTTTTCAGCCATTTTTTTGGTTTTTATAATAGTAAATTTAATCAATTTTATTTTATGTTGTGCAATTATTTTTTACCCAAATTATTTAAAACGAAAATTTCCATATCAATCAATTCAAGTGTTGCTTCATTTAAAAATTCTTCATATGAATAGGCTTTTTTAAGCCATTGTTCAAACTTTTCTTTTTTCCTTTGGGTTATTATCTCCAAACGCTTTTTATCATCTCTCACGAACTCGTAGATGCTATAATAGCTTTGTTCAATTTCAATTTGATATGTGGATTGAATTAACCCCTCATCATATAAATTTGACAATGCAGATGTTAATGTTTGGTGCGAGATGCCAGTTATGTTCCTAAGTTCATATGTGCTTATTCCATTACTAGATTTATTCATAAATGACGGAACACCATTTAAACTTGTGTGGTTTTTAATTTGTTTTAATATCTGTTCAGCATAGCATTTGATATTGCCGTTTTCAATATTCGTTAACCACGTTTTAACTTTTGCTTTCATTCGTTATGTTTTTAAATACTTTACTTTACTATAAAGCCCTCTAAAGTGTTTTTAAATAGGGGGAATTTCACCCCCCTTTGTTTTTATTTTGTTTCTTTAGCTAAAGTTAACACTTCATTAAGCAATTCTTGATTGTCTTCAAAAACACCACCTAAATAAATAAATTGATTCGGAGTTTCTATATTCTCTAAAGTACCAAAACCTTTTTCACTTCCGTTTTCATAATCAACATATACTAAGCCTTTCTTCACTAAGCTACCTAAAACCCCTTTACACTCATTAGGTAACATAAGCACCGACTCGTTCTGAAATATATCCATCGTTAAGAAATTCATTTTAGTGTAAACTCCTTCTCCAAAATCCTCAACATTCTGCTTTGGTAGGAATGTTCTTAATACTAATGCTTCTCTTGATGTTAAATTTAAACTTTTCATTTTGTTTGTGTTTGTTTGTTTCACGGTGTAAAGATAACATTTACTTTCATTATATGAAACTTTCTTTTACTTATTATACAAATAAAACTAAAACCCTTGATTCTATTGGGTTTGCGGGGCAAAGTTTTTTAAAAATAAAATTAATTAGGGTGTTTATTTGACTAAATTGTGCGAAAATTGGCAAATTAAACCTTCATTTTCATCCCAAATGAACGCTTCACAACTTCGAACCCCACCAGTATATCCTTTTATATTGTGCCACGCATCCGTACCCGATAAAGAGCGCATATACCTAATCACCATTCCTTTGATTTCTTGCGTTGACATAAATTTAATTTCTTTTTTATGATGCAAATGCCCAATGTGAATTTCTCTAAACTGCGTTGATGCCCATAAATTTGGAACTTCTGACGCAACCAACAAAGGTAAATCTGCTATCTTTTCGTTGTTGCCGTGCGTGTAACTAATTAGGCAGTTGCCAAACTTGTAATGCTTTCGTGGCGTTGGGTTGTTGTTTACGGTGACATTTGGATTATTGTGATACCAACAAGAAAGAACATCACCCACATAAAATGAACGTTCCCAATCGTGATTTCCTTGTACAATAACAACATCAACGGGTGCAATTGTTGAAAGTAAATCAATGCCCGAAATTAATAGTTCCCTTCCCGCTTTAAATGTCTTTTGCCATCTAACATCTTCATCTTGCGGTGTGCCATTGCTTGTTTGATTCCATCGTGAATCTGAATTAAAAAAATCGTTTCCAACTGGAAAAACAATTTGTTTGATGTCATAACCTTCTGAGCGTTTAATGATGGCAGAAATGGCGTTTAAAAATAGTTTTGACGCAATTTTTGTGTCGTAGTTTGTTCCCGTTTCTAATCCCCAACATAATTTGCCAAAATGCAAATCAAAAATGTTTACTTCTAATAATTGCCCGTTGTTTATTTTTTTGTACTTGTGCGCTTTGTATGTTGGTGCAAATGATTTTATTTCTTGTAAAATTTCTTTTCGAAGTGTTTTTATTTTAAACAGTTCCGAATTAGATTTTAACCACGCTTTGATTTGAAACAATGGTTCAACTACAATTTGCCCATCTACTGTTGAGCCAACTTCCCATTTATTTACAACGTATTTATCAATTTCCCAAACATCTAAATCTATTCTGCAAGTACGCACCAAGTCATCTAATGTTTTAATTCTGCTCGACCTTTGCGTTTCTATGGTTGCGCCATTTTCATCTTGCGTAAAAGTTGTTTCATTGCCATCTTCCATTGCTTTCACACAATTCTTTAAATAATTGAATTGTTGTGTCTCCGTATAGTTTTGGAACGCTTGAAGTAATGGTTGAAATTGTCGTGAAAAATAGGGTCTGTATTTATCCTTTTGATTCATTTAGAAAATATGTGTAGTTGCCCTTTTTAAGATTGCCCGAATAATAAAAAAGCAAATGATTAATATTAAAATAGAAGAAATCAAATAGACGTTTTTGTTTTTAAAATGATTTGATTGGCGAACAACTATTTTTTCAACTAAAATTTCTTTGTTAATATAAATTGTATCTGTGAAACATTCGCCTTTCAAATAAATTAAAGAATCTCTTTTAATATATTCAATTCGTAATTTATCATTCTCAATTGTGACCGTATCGGTTAGGTCAAAAAATGAAGTATCAAGAACAACGCTTTCAATTAGGATTGTATCTAAAATTTTAATTGTGTCCGTTGGTTGGATTAGTTCGGGAAACTTTCGTGTGTAAACAATAATTTTTTGTTCCGCACGTTCTTTTTGACAATCATATTTCTTGACTGGGGATTTTAAAGCGCAACACCCCGTTAAAAAAAATATTAGTATGTAAATGCTATTTTTTACAATTCGCATTTCCACATTTTGATTCACCCGATTTTCTAGTTGTTTCGCCATAAATGTATCCAATAACAAATGGAGATAGTGCCGCAAAATAAGTTGCCAAATCTGTCATATCTGTGCCGTTTTTTATTCCAACAATGCCAAACGCAACCCAACAGATTAAAACTATCAAAGTAACAACCGCACGTTTAGATGAAAATAATAAAAGAAAATTTTTCATAATTAATAATTAATACCCGCTTCGATTATACGGGTTTTGTGAATATAAGTTTTTTTCATCAATATCAAAACAATCACTTAATAAATCGGGGACATAGAAACACGGACAACTTTTTGTTGAAAATTGATTATGTCCCGCAATCAGAATGTCGGGATGCCTTAAAATTTCGTGTTCGATGTAAATGTTTAATGTTTTTGATTGGCTTTGATTTAGCGTGTTTTTTGCTTTCTTTTTAGAATCTAAGCCGCCAACATAACAAATGTGTTTTGCCTCTTTATTGATACCCCTAACGCCCCAAGTCATTTCGCCATTTTCTAGTTCATCATCAAAAGGGTTTGCGTTATCTGCGTGATGTAAATTATGAAGTTTGCCATCTAATGTGATAAGGTCAGAATAACCAACCCTAGACCAACCACGCCCATTTTCTCCCATATGCCACTCCTTTATCATTTTGGGCGTTACTTCAACGCCTTCTTTTGTTGCGGTGCAATGGATTATTAAATATTTGTATTTAGCCATTTTTTTCTTTTTTAGTATTCCAATTTTTTAATTCTTTGGCTATTCTAACAATTGTCCAAATAATGGCGACAACATATGATGCAAGTTTTAACGTCTGTTCTAAATTAGTCATAGAAATTGCAAATGCTGCAAGGTTTATTGATAATGTGGCGGGGCAAAGTTTTGATATTAAATAGGTAATTTTCATTTTTAAGCTAATTCCATTATTGCGCTAACCCAAACATTGCTTCCCGCAATTGCTGAATCTGTCGCATCAATTTCAACTTCTCCACCTCTTTCAAAAGAAAATCTCATATCATTTGTTTCTGCTCCCGTATATGCCGAACCATTAGGGCTTAAAACTTGAATTATTGTTTGCGATGCCCCTAATGTTTGCCAAACATATCTAAAATCTATGGGTTTTGGTGTAACTGCTGACAATCTCCCCATCACATTCACGCCAAACGTATCGGGTGAAATTAGTGTGCCGTGATTTAGCGTTATTAATCCCGAACTATATGAAATCGATGTTACTTGCCCAGTTAATGAAGTAAATGCCGAACCATTCCATTCTATATAGTCAACGATATTGTCCCGAAACATTGTGATGTCTGCAAAAGAAAGCCCAACACTAGCACCCATCGAAATACCATTTTGCGCATACGTTTCATCGGGTGTGACCGTCATAGAAATAACCTTTCCAACTGTTGGGTAATTAATTCGAAGTCTGTTTGACGATGTGACCGCAGATGTAAAATTTAGAAATGTGTGTGACGCATCATTTAAAAATGCCCAAGTTCCCGCAGTATTCACACAAACACCACCATAAATTTGCAATTTAGAGTTACCGCCATTTAATCCATTGTCAGCGTTAATGGTCACGTCACCCAATCCAGTTGCGGGTGAAATTGTTGTGTTCGTTCCCGCTATTATAGAAGTAACACCACCACCGCCACCACTATCCGCAGCCCAAACCAAATTGCCCGATGCGTCTTTAGTTAACTTGGTTGTATTGGCAGCACTTGCAAATCCCTTTGGAACGTGTAACTGTAAATCACTTAAATCTTTGTGCAGATTACTCATTGCTTATTTTTTAATTTTTTAATAATCACTTTCTTCACCTTTATTGTAGGTGAATTTAATAGTCATTTCTGTGCCGTCACCATCAATTTGTGTTGCATATAAAACACCATTATCGTGCAATTCCTTCATTTCTTCCTCTGTAAAATTATATTCGTGGTCAAAATAAATTTCGTTATTCAATGTGTTTTGATTGTCTATTGATTTCAGTTTTGAAATAGCCCATTCAACGCCCGAAGTACCACCCCAAGCATCCCACATTAAACCACCGCAACCTTCGGAATATGGAACATCTTTGTGTTGTTGATGTCTTTTAAAACTTGCCATTCTTGCGATTGTATCCCTTGAAATTGGTTCTCCATTAGCAAGTTGATGCGCTCTATTTTTTCCAGTTGCTTCGCCACAACTTCCCCAACCATTTTCATCAACCCATTTTAACGCTCTTTTAGCGTTGTTTGTCGCACTTTTGGGATAATCGTTATATGAAACATTGCCATACGAACCACCTTCTTTTGTTGGGTGTGTTCTGCCGCACATCCATTTGCCATTTGGCATCTTATGTTCGTAGCCATCGGGGCAATCTTTGTTTTCTCTTACTTCACCCGCATTTTCGATTTCGTTGTTATCCCATTGAGAAACACAAACCGCAATTCGTTGCATAATCTTGGGAAAATCTTCGTTCATAATTGGCGTTTCAACGCACCTTGTTATGAAATCGTTTTTTTCTTCTTCTTCTTTTGGTTGTGGTAATGGCATAATCTAATAAATTATCATTCCGTGTTGTTTCGAAACTTTGTTGGATAAATTGTTACAATCAACAGAACTTGAGTTTTTATATTCGGGAAATTCTGCATAATTATCATCTAGAAATTCAATCATCCCTTGCAACATGACGTTGCCCCTTCTATATGTGTCTTGCTTATAAACGTTTAAAGTTTTTGCGTCAACTGCCTTGCTAAATTCGGGCATTGCGGTAACAATCCCACTTGATGTTGAATTATCTTGAATTTCATTTATAACCTCAAATCTAACAAACCACGCAAAGGTTGGAATTAACCAGTCATTCATAAATGCAGTTTCTTGTGCCGTTGGCGTTCCCGTTGGCGGTGTGTTAAACACCTTTTTTAAATGCAAATAAAAATCATCTCCAATTGCTGATTTCAAATGTGCAAATTCTGCCATCTGAATCAAATTTGTAGAAATTAGGTTTGGGTCAGTGTTCGCATTTGTGAACGCATATGTTATGGTTTGCGATGCCGAAATTAACGGGTCATAAGCCAAATAATTATTAGTTATTGCCATTTTGCATTTGTGTTTTTTGTGATAACATTACATCCCCAAATTCTGTTGCTTCAAACCCTAGAACTAAACGTTGTTCGTTAATTGTCAAAACTTCGGATGGTACAATGTCTGATAAAAATGAAACTGGCGGTTCATATATTATTTCGAAATCGTCAATGTCTAAAGTTGTGTTGTCTTTTATAATGGTTTGAATTTTACCAAATATAAGTTCTTCAACGTCTTTGATAATTGTTCCCATTACCATTTCCCACGCCACACGAATTTCATTTCCCGTGTTGCTCATTTTTCCCGCACTTACAATTCCACTCATTGCGGGTTGCCATCTATGTGCGGTAATTATGTTTTGCGATGTTAAACCTTGCAATTCCATAAATGAACCATCTTTTGTGTCCCCTAACAATGTAACATTTGCGGGTGATGTGTCACCATTTTTAACTAAAAATAAAATCTTTGAATTGTTATTTTTCCCCGTCCATTTTTGTTGCGCATCTTTCACCAATTTTTCCGCTTCTTCTTCACCCATATCACCATTGATTTCTACAATGGCAGATGGTGTAAAGTTGTTTTTAAATTTGGTGTGATTGTAGTTCTGTAATTCCCAATCAATCGCCAACCATTCCAATGCCGCCACAAAATCGGGCAAACCGTAATAGTTAAAAGTTGGTTCGTAATCCGCAAATTGAACTATAGATGTGTTTTTTTGAAATTCGGGATACATTGGGACAATCGCAGTATCTTCTTTTGACTGTCCATATTTCGCCCAATCGGGATGAATATAAACGTGACTATGATTTTTTGAGATACGGCATTTAGTTGCATCTATGTGGTAAAGATTAATTCCACCGTCGTACTTTACAATTTGCATATATGCGTTCCCAAATGAATAGTAATCATCCATTATTCGCCCATAAACTTCACGCAATGATTCACCCGTGTTTACATCCTCTATAAACGCATTTACGGCATCATTAGACGATGCAAATGCTTTACCCATAGAAAGAATCTTCTTTTGTCCTAGAATCGCTCTATGCGTTGGTGATTGCCTTTTAACCTCAGCTAAAAACTGGGGAAACAAATTATCTTCACCAAATGGAATGAATGGCGTTCTTATAGATTTCAAATCTACATTCTCCCGTATCTTTTCGGGAACGCCAACATTAAACACATCAAACTTTGTGAAATTAGATTTCTGTGCTGCCGTCTTAATCGCTTGGGTTGTTGTCTTTCTTCGCTTCGCCATTTTTCACGGGTTTTTTAGATTCTTTAATTTCTGCAACGTGCGTAAAACCTTCCAAAAATAATTTTTTTAGAGTTTTTTGTGTCACCGTTCTTGTTTGATATTTATTCCCGTTGAATCGAAATGATGTTGAACCTTCAACGTTTTTCGATAATTTATATTTTGCTGCCATTGCTTTAAAATTTATGATGTTAAAAATACAACTTTTTTATAGTCTAAAAATTAGAAAAAAAAATTGGGAACACGGTTAAATGTTCCCAATCATTTTAATTATTAAACCGTAATAAAATAAAACCTAATTTATTATGCTATTAAACAAATGGTGCCGCCGTAATATCACCCGTAAATGCACGAGGATATTCACCTTGTTGTGTTGTTATAACAATAGCCGTTCCGTTTGCATCTTGTAAACCAACACCCGTTGATTCTTCACCACTTGTGAACTCCATATATGCCGTTTCTTCAAATATTTGGTCATATCCTAGTACAAATTTATATGTTACTGCTGGGTCAGCACAATCATCTGCATAAGTTTCAACAACGGATGTTATACCGCAAGATGTAACTAACTCCATTAAATCGTGGTTTACTTCACCCGTCACTTTTGGAATGTAAAATTCTAAAGAAACTTCGATTAATGTTGAGCCATTTTCTCTTGTTGCATTAGCCGTGAAACCCGCAGTTCCTCTGTCAAATTCCCATTTGTAAAATGTTGCAGAACCTACCATTGTAACCCCTGTATAACCGTGTGAACCTGCCGTTAAGTCTAATGCGAAGGAAACTATGTCATCCGTATTTGCTAGAAAGATTGTCTTTAATCCCCCTCTTCTATTTCTGTCACAACATATAACGTTGTGTCCGCTTGTAATTGCCATTTTAAATAACTTTTTTATTGATTAATAACCTATTTGAACTAAAGAATCGTGCAAGAACTGAACCCCAAGTTTGAAGTATGCTCTCACATATACTTTTTCAGTCAAATCATCATAGAACATTTTCATTTCACCTTCAGGGTCATTTGTATCTGTTCCAACTGCCAAGTTTTGTTTTGCAACATACGCAATTCTTACATCGTCAGTAATTAATCTCTGTGTCATTGCAGTATCCCAAATGTACATTGGTATAACTTCAACACCTCTAAAATATAATTTGATAGAACCATCAACTAATTGAGAAAATCCTTCAGCATTTCCTAAGTTCTCTAATGATGTCATATAGTCATCGTAAACTAATCTTGAAACATAAAATGCTTTGTCTCTTGCGTCAACACCTTGAAGTGCGCTTGGTGCAGCCGCCCACATTGCACGTAATGCAACAAGACCATCACCAGTCGTAAATGCTCCCGAGTTAGCAATTGCCACCTTTCTTGCGTTAATTACTGCGTCGGCAATCATTAATTTCCACCATCCATCAGTTGAATCGTAACAACTAGCATTCGCACCCGCTTCAGCCGTATCACCGAACCACGCTAATTTTACGATGTCCTCAGAAATTCCGTTTCTTACATTTTGTAAAACTGTGTCCATTAATGCCGTTCCTTCCAAGTTGAAAACGTTGATTCCGTTTCTAAATGATTCTTCTAAGTAAGTACCAAAAAATGCATCTTGACATTGTGAAACTGCAACTCTCATTCTTCCCGCAGTAATTACTTTGTCATTTACGTTGAAATCACCACTTTCAGCACCGCCACAAGTTGTGTATTTTTTCACGATACAAGAAAGAGCATCTGCCGTGTAAAGATTCATTTTATGCTTTACATTCGGGATTACTCTGAACTGCATTAAATCCGAATCTCTAAAGATTGGTTCTAGGAACAATTCGTTAAAATTCGCACCACTATAAGTTGCGCTGATGTTGTCTAAAGCTACGTTTGCCATTTTAAATTTCTTTTTTAATTATTTTTTTTTGTTATGCTTTTCTTTTTAAAGATGAAACCATTGCATTAAAAAATGCAGCGTTTGCATCAACCGTTGTTTCTCCAATTGTTTGCTCAGAACTAGCCTTCACATCCGTTTTAGTTGCTTTTAATTTGGAAATCTCTAAACTTTTATTTTGGATTTCTTCGTTTGCAACCTCAAGTTCTTTTGCTTTGTTTTCAACTTCGTTTTCTGCCATTCCCATCTTTTCTTCGATGTCGTGAATTGCATTTTCTAGGTTGTCAACTCTATCTTTTAACTCTTCATAAGACAATGCCCAATCTGCTTTTTCCGCAGTTGATTCTTCTTCGTGTCCTTCTTCGTGTTCGTTCTTTAATCCAAGAACGCTTTTAATTTTTCCAATTAAAGATGCTTCATTAGAAACCTCTTTTGTTTCAACAGGTTCGGTTGTATTTTCCGCCATAACGTTAATTTTTAATTTATGTATAGTATTGTTTATTTTGTCGCTGGTGATGTTCTGAAATTTAGATACATCATAATTATTCTCGATTTTCAAAGTATCTGTGATTCCATTAATCAACCCCAGTTGTAAAGTTTCTTCGGAATTGAACCAACTTTCAACATCCATTAAGTTAATGTAATGTTGTGCGTTGTGATTAGATTTAGATGCATAGATTTCTGCAATCTCATTTCTAATTTTGTCAAGAATGTTAGCCGTTTTTCTTAATTCGTTTGCATCACCTCCACTCATTGCAAATGGGTTGTGAATCATAAACAAAGAATTTTCTGCCATTTCGATT